GTTGTTTTGTAACAACCGAGCATCTTTGTTGGACTAAAATAGTGTGCTCTCATGTCCGTGTGTGGACGAATCATTGTGTATTTGTATGTATTTAGCTGGGCTAATACTGCTGTTGCTCCATTGGTTTGGAACGTGTTTGTGTTGCCTTTCTTGATGACATTTTTGTTTTATAAATGGCCCTTAAACACTGCCATTGCATTGGTAGTTCATACTCTGAATTTATGGTACCAGATTGTCTTTGTCTATAAATGTCCAAATTGGTCTTTAATTTGTGCTGAATTTTAAAAGCACTGGAACACTGAAGAGTGTGCGCGAAAACTTGAGTTTGTTCCAAGTTTTGTTCCTTAGAAATGGATTCCACTCTTCGATATGTTATGCCAGGTGAATGGGCTGGAATGAGTGTGTTGGAAGAGGGCCTTTTGGCCCCGCCAAGTGATTTGGATAAGGTTGCTGCCAACGAGTTTGTTCTTCGTTTGGCCTTCTTTGTCGCTGGGTTATGGACCCTTTTCTTGCTTACCATTTGGAACATTTTGTTTGCATTAACACCTTTGCCTGGTGCTTTAGTTGCTAAACTTGTCCTAATGTTTATTTTATTGTTTACCACTCTGGTAGATGTATGGTTTGTGGTTTCATTGTTTTCCCTAGTTCTCATATCTTCATTTCGTGTTATCGCCTTTTTATACCATCTTGACGATAATGCTTGTGAACATTTTTACTATCGAATATTTTCCATCGGCTTCACTTGGTTTTATGACGTAGGCATTTTGCTTAATGGCAGCATCCTTCTTACGTATAAGCCTTTTCTTAAAGTTCTTGACGCTATTGCGTATTTCATGGCAAAGCAGATTGATCTTGTTTCAAGCCGGTTGCGCAAGTTTAGCTTTTTGAATCTCACTAAAGTCGACCCTCTCATTGCAATTCCTAGGTCAAATTTTATTTTACCGTTTTCAGTAGGTAGTGATTTTGACAGTGAAGACCATTTGTCTTTGACCCTTCTGTCTCGTGGTAAGCAACAAGTCAGGGTTTGGGATGATGGCCTTGACACTTGTCAGCCTTTGATTTATTTATCTTTAATGGTGGTTAGGTGTGCGATAATGTTTAGATTAAACAACATCTCAATCCTTTTCTTGCTTGTTGTTTTGTGTATGTATTTTATTGGTTGGTGTGTGTTTATTTTGGTGAAATTTGGTTTAAAAGGCGTCCAGATAGTTTTCGATTTGGCTAAATTGACTTTCTTACTGGCCTTCTTTTGTGTTTATGCGCCACAATCTGTCCTTTTAAATTATTCTTATGGCTTTTGGTATTTTTATTGGCATCTTCCGTGGGTTTGTCTTAAATTTGCTTTGAATTTGTCTAATTGGTGGGCAACTTTTCATCTTTTGAAGACGTTTTGTGTTTTGAGTCTTGTTCGTGTCCTGAAATGGTGTTACTACCTTCCCTTGATTTTCACGCGGTATTCTGACTCTGGTGGGTCTGTCAAGTCTAAAATCAAGTTGCAAGCTCGTTTTAATCAATCTTGGGTGGCTGCCCAGCGGGTGATTGATGACATGGCTTTGCCAACCTTCATCCGTAGAACAAATTTTGAAATTACGCCTGGTTCTATTCAGTCCACTTTTGACAAGCTTAAGAAACTTGGGTGGCCTGTGAATGTCAAGGTGACTTCCATGCCTGAAGATTTGCAGGTATATGAGTATCCTGAGTGGTTTATCACTTCTTTTGACTTTCACCAAGGCATCCACAATATGCAAACTGCCATTGATGAGGATTTACAAGTCTTTGAGGCAGATAACAACCTGGCTTATAAGCGAACTGAAACGTATGCATCATTCACGAATGAATTGCAAGCGACTTCTCGCTATTTCTTGTTTAGAGATTATTCCTTTACTGATTTAGCAGTGGATGATATTTGGGTTTTGCTTGGGGCAATTTTCGCAAATTCCCGACTCACCCCATTTCCTTACATTATTAAGAAATGGGAGAAAAAGTATGGTTTAGGTGCTTTTGCCAAAATTTCTTATAAAGGCAGAGACCGCAAATTGTCCAGGAAGAAGTTCATGAAACAAATGTCTCAAGATGAATTTCTTAAATTGTGGGCAGAAACATTTAAATGGGCTCCAACTTTGGACCCTATTAACCCTGTATCTGTCAAAAGTGAGGCTTTGCCTGCCAAGAAATGGATGGCTGACAAGGTCCGCACTGTGATTGGCGCTCCTTTAACTTCTTATATTAGCTCCACAATTTGGAATTACATGCCAAATCATAATTTCCAGTGGGAGTCAACGCCAATTAAAGTTGGTATGCCCCTAAATGGTGGGTCAATGTCAAAAGTTTATGGGGAGCATGCCCGCCGTGATTTGCACTTTGCAGCAGATTGCACAGCTTTTGATTCAACTCTCTCTGGCAAAACCCTTGATATCATTAAAGGCCTTAGGAAAAAGGGCTTTGAAAATCACAGAGATTACAAGAATATTTGTGATTTAATAGATAGCGCTTATTGGGAAGTGCAAAATGGTGTTTTGGCTTTGACTTCACGAGGGCATATGTATCGTAAAGGCACTGGCCTCTCCACTGGTCACTCATCAACTTCTATGGATAATTCCATAGGTTTGGTGTCCCTTTATTTAAGAGCTTGGAAAGAATTGACTGGTCAAACTGCTCATGAGTTTCGTCACTTTTGCACTTTATCTGCATATGGTGACGACAATATTTGTTCATATGACAGGGATGTCCATCCCAATTGGACTCCTTTGAACATTCAAAAGGTTTTTAAACAATGGGG